GCTCCAGTAATAGCACCTGCTGCTTCTCCCATAATGTTTATATTAATTTTATCATTTCTTTTCCTGGTTTGTTTTCATCCACAAACCAACCTAATTTTTTATGTATGTTAACTATTGAATTAGTTTTTCCAAAAGCAAACATACCTTTTTTACCCATATTTTCACTAACTTGTTCTGCACCTTTTATAAGAGTTTCAATAAGTAGCGCTTTATCTCTTTGCTTGTAGTTAGGGTCTGAAACAAGCCAAGTTATCCAAGATAGACTAGAATTAGTATTATATATAAAAACAGCAGCTACACCTTTATTTTCTTTTTCTATCATTAATCCGCCTGTGCCATTTTCTGGTAATATATCTTTTCTTGGTGCTGATTCCCAATTAAAACCTTTCCACCATTTTTCTAAAGTCTTATAATCAGACTTTGTTAGTTTTCTTATTTTCATTTAATTTAATTATCTTGACGATACGTTATAATTTACTCCTATTGAGTATAATTCCTTCATGCCACCTGGATCTGTGTTAGTATCAGTTGAAAAAGTTATATCTAAATAATAACCTTTTAAACCACTCATAGATTTTCCAAATATTATTTCTCCTGGTGCTTGTGTTGAATTATTAATAAAGTTTGCTACGTATCTATTTTCTTTTCTATCAAAACCAGCTCTCAACAAAGGTGTGTTTATTGGGTTAGCTGCAGTACCTACGTTACCTAAGCCGTCATATGCTCCTTCTACGTAACTGTTTACAATGTTGGCATTATCGTCACTAAAACTAAAACCACCCGACAAAGCTCCACCAGTTGTTCTGTTTATATTTTTACCTGTTTGATCAGAAGTTATTACACTAGCTTTCCAACCACTATCACCTTCGTAGTCTATTGTTAAAAAGTTTTTCTGCAATGAAGGTTGAGAGTTTGCTACTATTGAAACTGTAGAAGGATTGCTTGTGCTGTAAAAACTTCCATGTGAAGAACTAATTTCGTAATGTGTATATAAACCTGTCAACTGAGTAACACTACCTGTATAAACACCTGGTGCATATGGTTGATTGTTAAGAGTTAGCATATTACTCTTTAAACTACCTATAGCTGCTGGCATGTAGCTATAAAAACTTGGCCAACCATTAACAGAGTCATCAAAACCTAAAGTATAAAATGTAGTATCACGATTAGGTAGCGAGCTTGATGTTCCTGTTGGATCACCTGTTCTTGCGTTGTTATACTGCAAAGAAACAACATATTGTTTATTATAAGCATCCCAACCACCATAAGCTCTACTTCTATATGGAGCTATTAATTTTAATCTACCACTAGTAAATACATCCATTAATGAACTATCTAGCACTTTATCAGTAAATAAATACAAAGCAGCCCCGCTATCTATACTACCAACTCCCATTGCGGTAGCTGTAGTATCTGTATAAGTAGCACCAGAATCACCAGACCAAAATATTTTAGACCCTGGTATTACACTAGACTTATTTAAGGTAGGAGTTGCTAATACTGAGAAAAAACTTACAGGATTATTTTGGCTTGTAAGAATGCGCTCCACGTTTAGATCTTGAGTATATTCATTTGTATAATTGTCGTTCATTGTGGCTAGATTATCTCTAAAAAAGTCTCTCATACCATATTCAGATATTTCAGTTATACCGTTTCCAGACAACCTTAACACTGCGTTTCTATTTCTATCAACAAAATACTTTCTAAAAGCATATACTGCAAAAGATTCTGGATTATTACTTATGCCGTACTCACCAGCATAAGGAACTATTTCACCTAGCACTTGCCTTTGACTAGTAACACTACCACCACCCTCAGCATTGTATATAGCATTTTTGTCTATTAAAGCTCTGCTACATTTATTTTCTTGTAAAACAACTATATCATTTTCATCAGCAAATATTTTCTGTATAGAACCATATTGAGGATTTGCAGATCTTGTTAAATTAGTTCCTACAGGAAACTCATTAGTTCTGTTTGTACCTGTTCTAGAGTTGAATACACCTGAATATATTATAGTGTTAAATCTATGCTGTTGTAACGGCTCGTCTTCATCTAAGTAAGCCCTTACACCATAAGACATAGAGTTATTGTTAAAGCCGCCTCTAATGAACATTTCTTCAATATAGAAGTTCTGTGGAGTTATAGACTGATCAGCATCAACAGCATCAGATGCATTAATAATAAAACCAGGATTAAATGTAAGAGGTGGTGCAAATACATTATTAATAGGCCACGTACCTAGATTAGCAGCTGATCCAGCACCGCCTGGTACTGCATCTGATGTTCCTGTCTGCTTCACTGGTTGAGGCGTTAAAATTCTTTTATTCCAAATAGAATTATAGTAATCTACTTCTATTAACGGTAGTTTGTTTGCCATATTATATAATCACTTATTTTATTAACTAATTTACTATATTAACCTTCTTTCAATCTTAAAAGAAACTGAGATATTACTGTTGTTAGTCCATTACCGCTCTGGTCTGTAGCTCTTATTTCTACATTTATATTTCCTGTTACATACTCTTCGCTGTAAGCACCAACTCTTAAATTACAAAAATCACCATTAACTATTAAGCTTAATCCTAATCCCTCTATTGCACTTGCTGGTATAAAGTTACTTTCTCCAAACATGGTTGAACTTTTAACAAATAAATCCCAAGCAATGCCTGTTCCAGCGCCAAAATTACTAGTATTACCACCATTTGTTGCTTTAGTTTTTGTGCTGTTGCTATTATCAGCATTGCCCCAATTAGTAGGACCTGGAGCTACTGGCGCACCAGTTCCTAATTTTTGTGTTGCATAATAAACAGTACTGGCTGCATTTACTCTAGAAGTATTAAATACTGGAGCTATATTATTTACAAAAGTAGATACGTTAATGCTGTACGGTACGGGTAGTATTCCAAATTGTAAAAAGTTAAAGTTAATATTAAAATTAACATTATCTAAATTAGCATCACCTGAGCTATACATTGGATTTGTAGCTGTTGGCTTTAATAAATAAACACTATCAGCTTGCTCACTTGAAACCGCGGATTGTGTTACAGTAAATGGAGATTGACTTATTGAAGTTCCATTTTGATAAATAGCTGTGCTAACAGCAAAGTCTATAGCATTTGCGTAAGTTACTAAAACACCATTTTGATCTACTAATTGAAACTTAACTATAGTAGCACCGGCAGAATATTGTAAAGATTCGTTAAAACTTACAACACCTAAAGGAGACGTACCAGTACCACCGCCACTTGATGGATATGTTACAAACTGTGTTGGTACAGTTAAATTATCTCTTATTAAAGTGTTTAATTCTTTTACAGTTCCAGATGTGCTTGTTTCATAATATATCTCTATATTACTTATTGTAGGATTAGTTTCATATATTGCAGGTAAAAACTCTGCTTGAGAAGAAGGTTTTGCAGTTTGAGAATCTGAACCTATGTTAAAAGAATTTTGTATTATTGCTGTAGGTGGATCTGTGTCTGCATTGTATAAACCATTGTAGCTACCTCTTTTAAATAAGTTATCAAAATTACCTATAGATTGTACTTTCATTGTTTGTAATCCTGGAAACACAGGACCTGAAGCAGTATCAGAAGAGCTAAAATAAGGTCTACTCACGACAAAAGAACTGTCTAATTTACCCACTCTAGGTATTAATCTTACATCACTAGTAGAATATTGCTGTTGTACAGGAGTTGTCTCCATTAAAGCAGGTGGAACCTTATTAGCGTTATCAGTTAATAAAGTGGTAACATTTAAAACGCCAGCGCTAGACTCTGTGCTAAATACAGAATCTGCAGCTGCTTCTGTAGCTGTAGCTGCTGAAGTTAATTCAAACTGAGTGAAATTTAAAATATTATTTATATAGTAAGTTTTACCACCAGGCGTAACAATTTTCATACCTTCTAAAAGTGGAAAAGTTAAGTATTCAATAGTTCCTATAGGATCTACAGTAACTATTTTACTACCACTAACAAAACTACATGTTAAATTGAACGGCTTAATAACTGGTGTTCCATTTAGTAAACTAGGTAAATAAACATTAAAATAATCTTGTTCTAATTGTTTTACTACAACTTTATAACTGTACCACCCTGTAGCGTTGCCAGCGGTGATAAAATCTACAGACTGTGAAACAGCTGGATATACAGCTGGATCTTCTCCATTTTGAGTTACTATACCGTATCTATTATTAGTACTAGAAGGATATGGTGCAATAGCCCATTGTACTACTACTTCGTAAACAATGCCTGAAGCAGTCCATCTTATAATGTCTCCTGGTTGTATTGAGTCTCTAGCGCCGCCAGTTGCTATTTCAATAAACTCATTAGTAGTGTTAGAAGTAACTATAGTAGTTGTTGCTAAAGGATCTTCATATAAACCTGGATAACCACTTGCGTAGTTTATAGTTCTAGGTATTTGTTCTGTAAATAAAACTTTTAATGAATCACCTGGCCAGTTAACAATACCAGAATTAACTACATTTTTACTAGCTGGACTAGCTGTTAAAGGCGTCATTACAGAAGGTAAATAACCATGAAACAGTGTTGATCCAAAAAATGTTTGTGGATCATCAGCAAATGTACCTGTTGCTAAAGTAAAATTAGTATCAGAAAAACTTGACAATATAACATCAGATGATCTACCATATCTATCTTGTAGTATTAAACCTACTTGATATGTTCTGTTTTGCTTTAAACTATGATTAGGGTATGCTATATTACTAAACTTCCCAGGTAAATTACTGCTTATCGCATTTGACTGATTTTGTGAAGTACTGCCTAGTGTTAGTTTTCTACCAGCTGAAACATAATAAGCTAAACTCTCAGGTGAAGTATGTCTATCAAAGAAGTTAGCTAATAAAACTCTATTACCTGACGATGTCAATGATTTAGCTCTGACAGGCACGTTGTCGTATACTCTAGTGGTTTCAGAAGATCTAAGAGTTTTAATAGGCTGCTTAGACTGATATATATATTCTAAAAAATTAGTTGAGTTAGAAGTTATAGATGTATCATTTATATCTATTGTTTCAGCAATTTTAATACTTAAGCCCATAGACTCTTTATACAGTATGTCTATTTCTTTTACTTTTAAATTACTAGCTAAAGTGTTTATGTTATATTCACAAGGTATTCTTAGTTTAATTTCAGTAATTTCATTTTCCATAAAATCTACTATAGTGTTTTGACCTGCAGTATTTTCTTGTGGAACATAATTATTATCATCTGTTCCAGTGCTTTTTTGCTTATTAATATCTTTTAAAAAATATCCTTTTTGTTTTGGAATAAAAACTTCTTGAGTAAAAGGAGCTATAACAGAATATTGCCCATCGTCATACCTAAACCTATATGAAAATCTTACAAACTTATCTTCTAAAAATTTTTGATCTCCTGGAAAGTTGTAGTTATAATATTTGTTAGGCCAATGAACTGTAACAACGTCTCCTGCTGAAAATAATAAATTAGAATTTATAGGTGTCAAAGTACCTCCAACAAATCCGCTAAGCTCGCTAACTACAAAACTTTTCTCAGCCGCCGCAGGGTCTAAAACATCTGTTATTACATAGTACTTATTAGGGTTTAAACCGGGATGTGTTATTCTAGGAAAACCTATAGCAGCTGTACTAGTGTTTTTAGGAAAATGGTTTGCTATTTGGAATGGTTCCCAATCACCACCACCTGTTACTTTTTCTAAATAGTTATAAGGTGATCTTGTACCAAACTTATATAATGCTTGTGCATAGTCGTAAGCACCTGAAGCACCGGCTGTATAAACATAGCCACTTGAGCTAGCGCTAACATTATTAAGTTTAAGTTTAACTTGATCTTCTCTTAACCAAGGAGATGATACATCTTTTGATGTTTGATCGACAAAATAAACCGTATAGTTAAATGTGGCTCCATCAGGATCTGATTGTGTAGTTACTTGAGCACTTATGTCTCTATCAATAAATACAGCTAAAGCATTGCCACCTGTAAATGGATCGTTTGGATAACCACTTAATGTTTGAACATACGCCACTTTAAACTCCCAATTGTTATTATCGTTACCTTTAACATAACCTTGCAAGCCAATATTATCTTCAAGCGCAGTTATCATAGTAGCACTCATAGCATTTTTGTCAAACAAAAAATAAGGATATATAGAATCAAATGTAATGTAACCTTCAACTCTTTGTGCACTAGTAGTAGTAAACATAGCTATTTGTGAATACTCTTCAGAAAGTTGTATTGGCTTATGAGGGTAATATTTAGCTAGCGATATATGATCTTCATTAGTATAATAACCAGGATCTGACTCTGCTGTTTCAACGTTTATATTTCTAGGTTGATTTCTGTTGTCTGTCCAAAACAACTGGCTCTCTATCATAGCTGTATCTAAAATAGGACTATTATATGAAAAATTTAAAAACCTACCAGAAACGATAGTATTTATAGTGTTAGATGTTAAATCTGCTACAATTATCTTGTGTGAGCTATTTGGTGAAGCAAATAAAGATATTTGATCTGATGAACTATCTTGAAAGTCAGTTGCAAATATATACACTTTGTTAGTGTTTTCGTTTATAAACCAACCTATAAATTGTAGTAAATAATTAGTATTAGTAGCCCCTGAAGTGTCAGAAGTTAATTGATTGAAAAGTAAATTACCTAAAATATTTTCTAACGCACCCACGTCATCAGACTCTGATCTGGATACAGCAACGTTTTGACCGTCTCTATATTCATCAGCCCCTAATAATCTAGCGTCTAAGTCTTTATTCATTTTAGACTTAGTAAATGTGTGGTTAAATTTACGTTGCATTTAATTTAATGTTTAATCCATTTAGATTGACCTCTAAAAACTTGAGTTATTTCTTCAAGCTTTAAATTTGATAATCTTATTTTTGCGTTTCTTGTTTTAACGTATGAGTCTCTTTTATAAAATTGTTTTGTTCCACCATCTACGTCTCTTCTAGGCGCGCATATGTTGTACATTATCTTTGAATATAAAGCATCTTCTACAAACTTAGGTACTAGAGAGTTAAGATCATAAGCTAAACCATCAGAAATGTATTTTAATTCTATAACTCTACTAACTAAATTACTACTAAAACTAAAAGTACCTGTTCTTTCGTTGATGCTAAAGTAACCGTTACTTTGAGAGTATTGAGGATCTAACCCGTATCTCTGTCCATACGCTTGTTTCCACCAAGTGTAATCATAAACTCCATTTTGAGCAAAAATATCATAATCACCATTAATATCATTTTGATTTGCTTTATTCCATCTATCTTCTATTACTGATTGAGATGCTTCTAAGTTGGTATCATAAGAACTTTGAGTAGGTATGCCAGTTGCGCCATCTTGAATAGGTAGTTCGGTTGGGTTTCCACTAAGTCCATCAAGTGGGTATATAGGATGTAATATACCATTAGAATCAGCATAACATACATTTACGTAGTTTACATAATCAACTGGTATAGGAACAGAAAGACCTGTTGGAACTGTTAATTCTTGAGCTTTAAAAGCTTTTAATGTATCGTAAGATAATTCTTGCATAGCTCTTCTAGCATGAAATAATACCTGTGTTCTACTTACTGTAGTTAGTATTTGACCTTCTCCAGTATATGCAAGTAAAAAATTACTAATAACATCATTTAATGTTAAATTTCTGTAACTACCCCAGTTATCTCCTCTAGCTATATCAGTTAATTGTAAAAAAATAAAAGCACCATTAGCAATAGCTGGGCTTATTTTTATAGTATTGCTAGTAGTGTCAGTTACAATAACATTACTAGATGTAATTAAATTAGCATTACTAGGTGAGGTAGTAGCTGTAGCTAAAGCATGAACAGCAAAGTTACCAGTATCTCTTACTTGAGTACCACCAATAGTGTCAAAATTACTTATAAGTGTTGTGTTTAAATCTGGAAACTCCCATACATCTTTAGTGCCACCAGTAGTATTTCCTAATGGACCATATTGCCCAGCGTAGTATTGTTGATCGTTTTCTGTTATAGGTATTGTAGCTGCTGTTTTAGTCATATCTTATTAGCTTTGTTCTAGTTGATCTTGTGCAGCAGATGCTCCAGCTGCGGCTTGCATTAATTCTGGATCTCTTATTATAACTCCAGTATACATTAGTATTTTTGTAATAAGTTCTGTTTGATCTACATCTGATATTTCAAAATCTACAGATCCAACTGAATTATAAACATAACCACCTACGCTATTAATTGTAAAAGCCCATATTGGAGATGTAGGTTTTTTAACATATTCTACCATATAGCTTTGAGCACCTGTGCCATTGCCGGCATTAGCTGCCACTGTGGCTATACCTGGTAATATGTTTAATTTATTTCCCTCTATATAACATATAGGATAATCTTGTGATGGGGATGTTAATTGAGAACGCCTTGCTTGTAAAAACATGTGGCGTGGTAATTTCTCTACTTCAACTGGTAATTTAGAACTATTAGTGTATTCTAACATACCAAATCTATGTAGATCTGCTGGTAAAGTCGCTTGGCCAAATATACCTGATAAAGTTACAGTAGCGACTGCTGATGTTTCAAATGTAGCTATTTTTTCTCTTAGCAACTTAACACGATTAGCATACTCAGTATTGTTTTGAGGGTTTCTTAACTGTTGTGTTAAGTTTTCAAAGTAACTTTCAAATATCTCTAATTGTACTTGTGTACCTACTTTGTTAAACTCATCAGGAGTTAAATAACCTCTTTGCTCTTTATTAAGAATACTTAATACAGTTGTATATACAGTGTTAACGTTAATTGCCATATTTATATATTTAAAAAAAAGGTGGCGATTAAACCACCTTTAATTATAATCACTTGTTATTTGAATTTTTTCTCTATTGATAGATAAACTTCTAATCCTTCATCAGTCTTAAACCAAGAGGCTATAGCTGAATAAGGGTTTTCATCAAAAGGAACGTTCATGAGTTTTCTATTATTACTAGCCCATAAAAAAGATCTATTATCACCGCTTAAGTTTATTATTTTTTCTTCAACAGCTCTAATAGCAAAGTTTCTTAATTGTACATTTTCATCTTCTGCAAGATCAATAAACAATTGAGGATTTTTTCTAGCGAATAATAGTAAATCTCTTCTTAATTCTTTAGAAGATAACTTACTAACGCTTGATCCTACTTCTACTCTTAGTATAGCTTCAGCATGATCTATATCCATTTCATAAGCCATATTCATAGCCTCTATTTCAATTTCTAAATAGTCAAACTGATCTTCAGCTTCTACTATTGGATCAAACATTTTAAATATAACACCATGATGTGGGTGCTTTTCTAAAAATTCTTGTAAATTTCTTTTTTCTTTAGGAACAAATATATGTCCAGAATCAAATATAATATGCTTCATTGTTACTTGGCCTTCTTGTTGATCTACAAAAATGCTTTTTTGATTAGTTGCATATCTTAATTCTCTTTCATAACCTAAATCTTTATCAAACCAAACTAGTGGGTATCTTTTAGAATGCCTACTAGGTAAAGTATATGTTAAAGGTTTTTTGTTACCTATAAGATAGTAATTTCTATCTTTATATTCCCAGTTATCTACTGGCTTTTTTTCTACAGGCGCAGCCTTTTTGACTTGAGCCTTTTTTGCTTTTGTTTCTTCCATAATATAATATAATATAATAATTAAAAAAGACCCCGCCGAAGCGGGATCTTAAGTATAACCTTGATTAACTTAAAGCTCCTGAAAGCTTTAATGTAACTACAGGTGTAATTGTTCCTACTAGTACTCCAGTAGCTGTGACTTTTTGTTCAACAATTGGTCCAACTAATGCTGGTCCACTTGTTCCCATTGCAAGACCAAATGCACTTGCAAATTCCCCTAAGTATTCTGCCTCAGTCATAGTGAAAGAGTTAGAACCACCTTTGGTATAAACAATATTAGCTTTAGCTAATTTGCTTGATCCCATGTCTAAGGCGTAAGTAACATCAATTGTAAGCGTGTTGCTTGATATTGCTGCTGTAAGTTGTAATATGCCTTCGGCCATTATAACTTGATCTTGTGTGATTTTTAATAAACCCATAATTTCTATATTTTAAATGTTAATAATTAATTAAGCTCCTTTGAATAACACGAAGTTATTAGCAGCTTGTGTAACTAAACATCTTTCAGATAAGAAATTAACTCTCAAAGTATCAAGATCAGTAGTGTAAGCACCACCAACTGAACCAGTGATCCAAGCTTTGAATCGTCTGTCTTCAGTCTCAGAAGCTCTAAATCTTACGTGTAAGAAAGGACGTCTGATATTTGATCCTAACATTTGATCGTATACTGTAGATGTACCAGCTGGTATCATAACACCATCAATAGCGCTAGACATACCTCTTGTAGTAGCATCGTTTAAGTATTTCCAATCAGTCTTATAGAAGTCATAAGAACCTCTTCTAAAACCTGAAAAACCAAAGTTAAGTGCCATTTCAGCTTCGTTATCAAATAAACCGTAAGAAGCAGCGTTGTTTGAAGCGTAACTACCGTTTGTAGCAGCTAACATATCATCAAAATCAAGAGCAGTTTGTCTTGATAAGAATAACATATTTTCTTCAATTGCACCTTGCTTATCTAGTTGCTTTAAGATCTCATCGAAATCTCCTAATGCACCTGAACCAGGAGCAGCAGCACCAGCAAAACCAGAGTATACATTACCTCTTGATTCGATAGCAGCAAATAAACCTTCAGTTCCTTTGATGTTTTGAGCAGCACCACCTGGTCCAAAGTTTCCACCAAAAGCTACAGTGTTAGCTTGAAGTTCACCTTCAACCATTGCCATTTCTAAATAGTCTTCAAATCTTAGTCTAGTTTCAGACTCAGCTTTTAGATACCATAAGTATCCAGAAGTACCATCTTCAGTAGCAACTTCGATCCAACCAATTTGAGCAGCATCAGAACCACTTAATTCATAGTTATCTTTAAGGATAATTGGTGAATTAGTAAAAGTTGTAACACCTGGCTCAATTGCACCTTGCATTCCGTTACTTCCTTTTGGAAATTCAGAACCATATACAAATAAGCTACATGTTCCACCTGTAATACCAGCTGGTAAAGCAGCAGAAGTTGATTCATACAATACACAATCAATTGTGTAACCGTTAGTAGTACCACCAGAAGTTCTGTCAGTTACTAAAGCTTTTGCAGATAATAAACCTGTTGCGTTGTCAGTTATTAATATAGTGTTACCATCTCTAATTGCAGAAGTAGCTGGGTTAGCAGCGCCTGGTGTAATCGTTATAGTAATACCTGAACCAGCGTTAGCTGCTACAGCGGCACTATCATAAGCGATGTGTAATCTATTTTGTTCAGACCAAACTACTTGATCCGATGTCATTGGCATTTCAGCGCCAACCATTCTTAAGAAACCAGATAATGTTCTGTTTCCGTATCTCTCTACCTCTTGCTCATAAAGCTCAGGTAAATATTGTTGCGCCCACTGATTAAAGTTATTGTCATTGAAATCTATGTAATTGTCTTGGACAGTTACTTGATTTGGCATTGGTACAATACTTGCAGGGAACGAACCTCCTGTTGTAAAACTCATGTTTTATTTTTTTTGTATGTTATTTTTTCTTTTTAATTTTCAACTTAGAACTATCAACTCCACTTATAGCTCTGACCTTCCAACCGTTTGGCAAGGTTTCCCCTGTGTCTACGGGTTTTGGATCACTATTAATGTTTTTAGATGTTGCTACAATATTTCTAGTTGCATCGGCTTTACCTTGCTCATAAAAATGTTCAGCTAATCTATCAACGTTTCTAGCAGCATATAATGCTTTATGGTATCCGTTCATATCTACAATGTTGCCAGTTTTATCAGTATACTTACTAATAATTTTGGAAACATCATTTTGAGCTTCTGCCATTGCGGAAGGGTTTGATATTTTATATTTGAATCTTTTATCTCCTACTTCAAAATTGAAACCTTCAAATTCAGTATTGAAAAATGATTCAGTTTTATTTACAAACTCACTCCTAGCTTGTGTTAATTGTTGTTGTTCATTGTTGTATCGTTGGAAAAATTCCATAGCTTTTTTCTGCTCATTGGTAACAGATGGCCTCAACTTGATTTCATCATAATATGTACTCTTCATTTGCTCCAAAAAGTCCTTGGCTTTCGCAACTTCTTCTTTGTACGCTAGCTTTTGCTTACGCACAAATCTTTCTTCGTCCACTTCTTCATCAAAAGTAAAGTTATCTTCCATTAGAAAACTAACTTCATCTTCATTTAGATGTGGTCTAGTCTTTTTATAATACTCTTTTACAAGTAATTTATCATCGTATTTAGTATAGTCTTTATTTAAAGTTACGTAATCTTCAACAGATCCGCCAGTATCTTTCATAAAGTTTACCAACTTTTCAACGTTTTCAGGTAGTGTTATTCCTGAAACTTTTTCGTCTCTAATAGCTTCTGCAGCTTCTTTTTTTAAATCTTTAGCTTCTTCTTGTACAGCTTCTATAATTATTTCTTGTTTTTTCTCTTCGGTAGGTTTTTCAAGTTTTGGCTCGGGTGTTCTCTCCTCCACTTTTTCCAAAGATGTGGTTTGTTTGTTTTCATCCACGACTGTTGTGCTTTGCTTTGAAACGGCATCTTCTTCCTTTTTATTTAACTCTACTTTAGTTACTTCTGGTTTTTCTATCATTTTTCTAGGTCTACCAGGTTTCTTTTTTTCTATTTTTAAAGAGCCTTTACTAGCCTCCTCGTTTTCTATTTTTGTTGCCATAATATAATATAATATAAATAATTAAATATTCAAAGCAGTTGCTCCCTGCTCATCTTCAAAGTCTATAGGTGTTAGATCATTTTTCTTTTGATCTATCATAGCGCTTTGTTGTGTGCCAACTATTTTAGTTCGCTTATCTTTTCTGTTTTCTATTTCTTGTTCTCTTTGTTTTTCTTTTATAATCTTTTGCTCACCCAGTTGCATATTATAATTAAACTCTAGATCCATTAGCTCACGCTTTATTTGAGATTCAACTCTCATTTTTTCTATTTCATAACCTGACTTACCTTTTTCAAACTTAAGTTTAGTATCTAATATAGCTTGTTGTTTTTGAACCTCAGACATTGCTGCAGCTTCACTAGCTTTTGCATTAGCTTCTCCTTGAGCAGCTATGTTGGCTTGTGATGCTGCTTGAGCGGCTTCTGCAGCTTTCTTACGTTTTAGCTTAATCATTTGATTAGCTAACTTAAGGTTATTAATTTGTCTAATATCTATAGCATCTTCTAAGTTTATACTACCACTAGATAAAGCAGCTTGTATGTTAGCTTCTAACTGTTCTTTTTCTCTTTCATCTGGTATTAAATCAAAGTATATACCAAAATCAGCTAAATGTATTTGAGAAATATCAGTTAGTTGACCTACGTTCCAAGTTGATATGCTATTTTTTAAAGCTTCTTTAGTTAAATCAAACTCTATACTATCAGCTGTTCTTAAAACTATGTTCTCACATGTTTTAACAGTTAAATATAAATAAGCATTTAAAATGTGTTTAGTAGCTGTATTAGAATTAGCTGCTGCTAACTTTTGTAAACCTACTAAAGAATCAGAATTAGGTACACTACCATCTCTAGCTTCATTAAGTCCAGTAACGTCTCTTATCATTTGAAGATAATACTGGTAAGTAGATATTAAAGACTGTACTTTATTACCACCATCACTTTTTACAAGTTCTTGTATAGGTATTCTTCCACTATTAGGATCTCCTTCAGTAGTCATTGATCTACCTAAAATACTACCTGTTTGGAAATACATGTTTAAAGCTTCTTTAGCATTGTAATTAGTTCCATTACCTAAATCTACTTCCGCTAAACCATCTACATCTAAATAAACGCCATCAGGTATTACTTTAGATATTACTTGTTGTATTTTTAAATGAGTTAACTGTATCATGTCTGCAAAACCCATCATTCTACTAACTAAAGATTCTACTCTACCTTGGTAAAGTCTAGGAGCACATATACTGTAGTTCATATTAACTTTAACTAAATTTGATTTAGGTCTTGTCATATTCTCTGCCATTTTCCACTCTAGCATCATATCGTATCCTAAAACTTTTGCGCCGCTATATAAAACTTCTATTGATCTACTAACTCTATCAAAATTATCATTTTCTTCAGGGTTAAAAGTATCAGGTTTTTCTAAAGATTTTTCTAAACCAGTTGCAGTTCTTTTTATTTTAAAAACTTGCTCACTATAAGTTTTGTATTCAAAGAACAATATGTATATAGCATTTCCATCTCTTCTACCATTCCAATTGTATAAAAAACTACTATTACCTTGGTATTGTTCTAGCCTTTCTAGTTCTTCATTGTTTAAATCTGGAAATTGTTTTTTACACTCTGCTAATGATAAAGGTTTTACTTCTCCACAATACCATAAGTCTTCAAAGTTTGGATCTTCACTATATGAATGAACCATTCTTGAAGGATCAACGTATTCTACTGTAACACCTTCTGATTTATTCCAATTTGTTTTAGATGCTCCAATACCTAATACTACTAAGTCTTCAATAATTCTTTTCTTTGTTAAATCGTATTTGTTATAAGCTAAAGTATTGTTTATAGCTTCTTCACAAGCTATTTCTGAAGCTTGCTTATAGCTAAGTTGCATGTGTAAGTCTAGTTCATCTTTGTTTTCTGGTAACTCAGCTGGATTAGTTGAGTTAAACAGATTCAAACTTAAATCTTGTTGTAGAGACTCTAGAAATTTTTTAGCTTGCATATCTCTTAATATGTCTTCTGCATATTTAGATCTAACTTTTCTTGATTCAGGATCTTGAGCATAAGCTTTTATATCGTACAACTTATCATCCATACCATTAACAACTATATCTACAAACTTAGGTATTATAGGTACTGGCTTCCAGTCCAAATTTAAATAAGACAAATCACCATTTATAGCCATTTCATCTTTGTATTTTTGTACAGGTTGTTCTGCTCTAGCGTATAATCTACGCATTCTAAAATTGTTGTAATTGCTATTAAATCTATTTTCAACCCCAGATCTAGTTCCACTAAACCAATCGCCTTCTATAGCTTGACCAACTTGCTTTCCATAATCAAGGCTTTTTTTAACCTCATCAGGTACAACCTGATCTGGAAAAGAACTATAAGTATTTGTTATCTTCATGCATTATATTATTTGTGACATAGATCCGTCGTTGTTGTATCTTCTTATTCCTAAGTTAATTTCGTTTTTAGTTCTAAGTGGTATAGGTCTATACTTGTTTTTATTACAAGCCATTACTGCTAAACCAGAACTAATAGAAGCATCATATTTTGTTCTATTGTTTATATTAAACCTACTCCAATCATCTAAAGTTCTTTGGAAATACATATTTCCATATCCTTGTTCTAAAGCACCTACATAATTTTCAATGTAATATTCAATTGCTGCTGCGTGTGCTTGTTTAATATCTTCACTAGTGTTTGGTATTCCACCTATTTCTCTTTCTGCTGGAGATAACTTATTAAATAATTTATCAGGCCTATTCATTGAAAAACCTCTATAACCTCTACGTTTAAAATAATATAACAATCTAGGTTTATTATTTTCAGCAAGTATAGGCATACCATAAAATATACAAGCCATTAATACATCTTCAAAAAATATTTCAGCTGTATCAGGTCTAGCTACATATTCTAAAAAAAACATATTAGATGGAGCTTCATCCATTGTAAACTTTGTCAATCCATGAAGTGCTCCTTTAGAACCTTTACCATCCACAGTACCGCTGATGTCGTAACTATCACAGCCAAAAGCTCCAATGTGTTCGTTAGCTGGATGTTTAATTCCATTTTTTAGTATTACGCTATTTTGTAAATTAACAGGTGGTATCCAAGAAACATTAAATCTACCTTTTTTATTTGGATAAAAAATAACTTGAGTATCTTTTATACCATTCGTCCATTGAAAGCTACCAGTGGTAACACCTACTTTCTGGTTCATTTCTTCGTTGTAATCTATTTGTTGATATATTTTAGTTAGATTAAATAAGCTATCTTTTGTTTCATCTCTGAAAGCGTGTTTTTCAGTTCTTGGAAACTGTCTGTAATATTCATTTAAAGCATCTTGATCATGCTTTAAACCTTCGACTTCGTTTTCCCAGTGTTCAATGACTCCTGTTGTAATTGTTGAACCATCAATACTTTTGACTGGACTCGATCCTCCAACGAAGATAGGTAGTCCATGAGTATCCATGAATCCTTCGTAGTTCCACTCCATAGGTATGAACAAGCTATAGAGCCCAGAAGCTGTTTGTCCATTTTTATTTCTTTTAGTAACGTCTGAATTGTTGTATAATTTTTTGAAATTGTCTCCACCTTTATCTAAAGCATTTGAAGTTGAGCCCATCATACATTTACCTACAACCCTTGATCCTAGTCTTAATGTGGTTTTTGTAACTCTCCAGTTGTTTAATATATTATCAGGTCTTTCCCATTTACCACTTTCATCATGAGCTAGTATTTTTAGCTTTTCACCATCGTAAGAGTTATCACCAGTATTTTTCCAGTCAATAGTTGTATCAAGACCATCTAGTTCTTGTAATTGTTCATTAGACTCAAGCTTTCTTCTAGTAAGTTTTGATGCAGGAACACGATATGCCAGTTCAGTTTTCGGCCTGTCCATACCATCTTGAATAGGTTTAAAGAAGAAAGGATAGTTAACCGAGATAGGCACAACTTTATCTGTAAACATTTTTTTGGCATCTGCTCCAGATTTTGACAATATACCAAATCTAGCATCGGAAGATATTGTGGCTTGGTTAACAAGTTCGGCGGAGGACATAAATGAAAATCCAGATCTTCTGTTTTTAAGGTAACAAATACCATACGATCTGTGATCTGCTTTGCATGCTTCCCAAAATATAAAGAATAATCTATTTGACTCTCTGTATTCTGGAGCTCCAATGTCGATCTTTGACCACTGCAAGTACATGTAATGAGTGCCAGTAATGTAAGTAGGAGTGCCATTGTTATAAAAGCAAAATCCTTGTTCCCGTCTAGTAAATTCATTATCAATATAATCGTACCACTTTTCTTTAAATTCAGCTGGATATTCCTCCCAGTCAAACCTACTTTTAATTCTACTTAATTCTTTTGGATATTCGGCTTTTTCCCAATATTGCTCTGCTTTTTT